ATGACAATCGAGCTAGAGGAACATCTGCTTTGGTTTAAATACGATCCATCAGAAAAATTTGTCAAAGATTTATATAAAGTCTGGGATACTGAAGTAGTCTTTTTAGCAATTGAAACTAGCCTGCTAGTCAATCTCCATTATTCTAATAAGAACTACTTTAAAATTCCTGCTGCGAAAACGAGAATGAAGAAGGATGTATACTTTTTGTTTGATGTAGTGACAAATGTTCCAGATGTTAGAGCAAAACATAAACGATTTGACTATGTAAAGTATACTTTTATTGATCCAGAAAGGTATAAAGATTAAAGTAGGCTACCTAAAAAGGTAGCCCGGAACGGATTTTATCACCATACTTATAAAAGGAGATATTTTTAAGTTAGTATTAAGATTGTGTAATATGATGATATCTATATTTTATAGTATCAGTGCTATAAAATCAAAAATAAGTCACTAATTAACTAGTCGTTTGTGTCTTTTAATTTCGCATCAATCTCTTGCTTCCCATCTGCTAGAATTTTTTCGATTTTATCAATTGTCTGGCTAAAACCATTGAAATAATAATTTTCTAGTTCTGGTGTACTATCATCAATTGGACTCCGTTTGATAGAAAAAGTAAAACGACCAGCTGTATCTAACGAGCGGTCGTTTGGGAAATCAATATATACGCTACCTTCTACGGTGCCTACGTATCCCAGTATATTATCCTCTAACACAATAGAAACAATCCCATTCACAGGATCTTCTACCGTAGCTAGATAGTCATGTTTCCCATACCCGTCTTCTGCTGTTGCAGAACGGAACATCAGACGAATTGGAACGGTTGTTCCTTCTGGCAGACTTTGAGGAATGCCGTTTTTCCGAACTAATTTCATTCGAAGCTTGGCTGTTCCCCGATCATGCGACCAAAAAACAACATTCGTCCTGTTTGGACTAGTGGCTTCTGCTTGAATCACGATAATCGATTCATTAATTTTAAACATCTATATCCTCCTTTCTTAAATAATTGGTATTGGGTCATTTGTTACCCATGTACCTGAAATATAAGATGATCCATTTCCTGAGTATGCGACTACGCGACTAGCTTGTGTTAAGCCTGCCCTTGCGCCAGCAGGTTGGGTTTCATTGCGATATAAAGCCAGCGGATGATAAGCAGGATAACTTTGATCACGTTGAAATCCAGCGGGAACCAAAATAACATTTCTTGTGTTAGAAGCATCAGAAGGATAATTATTGCATTCATACTTGATTGCTATTGTGACTGTGTCTCCTTCACGTTTAATAGTACCGTTAACGTTTGTAATATTGTCACGATCGCTAATATCATCATTAGTGATTTGGCGAATGATTTTACCTGTAACGACATTCCCTTGATTTCTTACTTCAGCAATTCTATTAGCCTTCACTTTTGATCCAGCTACTTTAACTCGAGCAGTTCCGTTATCGGCAATTACACCATAGTCATTTCCAGTTCCTTGATCACTTGGATCAATGTTAATGTCAGCTAAATTTCTAGCTTCTGCAATACAGTTTTGATTTAGGTAGTAATTATTGTTTGTAGCAATTTTTGAACCTCCTGTGGCAAATAAACAACGATTTGATTTCCCATAAGTAGTTTCAGCAAAACGACAATTCCAGACAGCTAAATAACTAGACTGTTCAGAATAAATTGCACACTTTAATTGCCCTGAAATATTCGCCTGATCTACAAACTCGATTCCATTAACTTGTTGGTAACCTAAAGAGCTAATAAATGAAATGGAGCGAACTTTAACACTTAAGTCAGACGTTACATCTGTTACACTTTGGCGACTGCGCAAAGTAATGCTAACTGCTTTGAGATTGCGAATCACGACATCTTCAAGGTATACTCCATCGCCAATCCAAATAGTTACTCGTGAACTAGTTAATAACGGTATTTGATTTACAGCAGCTTGAATTGTAAGAAATGGATTTTTTTCTGTACCATCCCCACTTTGATCACTTCCTGTTTTAGCAACATATAAATCGAGCGTTTCGCCGTATGCTCCCATAAGAGTTCCAACAGAAACATTTAGTTGATTTAGCTGACCTTGTTGATTATCTTGTCTTGTCTTTAATTCTGTATAATTCAAATTGAAAAGGTTATCCAATGCTAATAATCTCGAATAAAGCGTTGGATAGATCGTACCTTCAGCATTTATTCGAGCATCCACTACTTCGTTAGGAGAATCACCGCCTGAATGCAGCACTAAGTTATCGATTCGACTGTTAGTCGATTTATCTTGATCAGACAATTCCTTTTCAAGATTGTTCAGATAGTCAATGTTTTTATTAAATTTTTCTTTCCATTCCGTAGAGATACGGTTACTGATTAATTTTACTAACCCCATCAAATCACTCCTTTCTTCGCCATTTCAGCGAGTATCGATGTCATTGTTTTCTTTGTGTTGCTCAATGTGATTTCTGGTGGCTTATTTGGTATCGCTGGATACGTCTTGATTCCTACTACTTGAATATAGGTATTGACACCTAACGGCTCATAGACAAACGCCACGTAATCGCCCTTATTAGGCTCTACACGCCATTTCATAGTAACTGTGCCAGTGATTGTTGGATAGTCTTGCAAGTCTTGTTTCAAACGTTCTAGCATGTTCCCTGAAACGGTGTAACGATCATCACTAACTGGACTTTGGACACGTATACCCCACTTTTCCGACTGCTTACTTGTATATGTGATTGGCGTGAAGTAGTAAGTGTCGTCTTCTTTTTTCTTGCCAAATCCTGTTATCTGTGTTTTCAAATTAAAAGTATCAATATCAAATTTCACAGAATCGGTATTGTATTTGTAGCGTATTTGTTCTTCAGTTTTTTTACCATATTCTGAACGAGGGAAGAAAGTAAGGTTTTTGTTGTCCGGAATCACTATCGCATCATAGTCTTTCAAAATTTCTTCAACCAGTTTCAAATAGTTCCCATTCCCGAAGTTTTCTTGTTGAACTGGCAAAAACTTCTTGTTCGGATCTACAACATTCCATGTAAATCCACGGTTATCAGGTTTGAAAACATGCGCTAGCAGTTGGTTGATAGAGCGTGTTCCTGTGATTGTGTCGTACTGAAAGCCATCTTGCATGGTGTAGTAAATGTGCGTGGCTGTAACTGTTTTTGTGATTGCTGCCCCTTCGGCAGAAACGCCCATTTGTTTTACGATAAACTCTTGTCCATTGAAAAATACTGAATTTTCATAATCGACTAAATCAAAAGCCAATTCATTGAATTTTGTTTTGACAATAGTGAACGAAATTTCCCACGTTTCGTTCTCTTGCCAATTTTCAGTAAATGTACTTTTATCGTAGTCAGTCAATATTTCTTTTTTTGTTTTCTCGTAGTCTTGGATAAAAATATCTTTCAAATTACCACCTACTTATACAAAAAATTGAAGTCCCATTTTGACTCCACTCTAGTAACATTTTGTATTTCAATTTCATTCGTTCCAACCGCTAACGTTATCAAACCTAAATTCGTGTCAATTCCGCAATTTACACCGTTCAACTTCGGATAAACACGGTCTAAAGTCAAAGTTTGGCCTAGCAACGTAGAAAACTCCGGATAGTAGATGAATCGTTCCCCTGTGGTTTTGTTGAAAATAGTTACGTTACCTTCTGATTCACCTTCCAAAGTGATTTTTAGAGCATGTTCACGTGGATCAATAGCAAAATCGCCAGCATTATAAATGATAAAATTACTGGTTCGGTGCATATACTTATAATCTTCCGCAACTAGACCTTGTGAAAATTGCCATTCATTAGACAGTGAAAAATCCGATAACGTGGAAGCCATCGATTCGGAACAACCTCTAAAAACAGTGAACGTCGCCTTGTAAGTTGCATATCTTAGACCAACTTCATTCACTTCTACTGAGTTAGGACGGACAAAGTATTTTTTGCCCGGTTCTCTATCTGTAAAAACATAATATCCTTCGTCATCGAATAGAAACGCATATAATTCAGTTTCTTTTAGTTGATAGTCATACATATTTTTGAATTCAGCATAAAATTCCACTTCGATAGTGAACGATTTGAAACTTTTTTCGACTTCTCTCGAACCATTTGACCCTGAAAATTCTTGGTATTCTACATTTAGTTGTGGTGCTTTTCGTGCAAAAGAAATACACTCTATGCCCAATTTTTCTTTTAGAGATACTATCTCTTGATTTTTTATGAAGCGAAAATCGATTAAATAGCCATTCACTTTATCCCTCCTAACCTCTTGTATATAGCGAACGTTTCAACTGGTTAGCTAAGTATCCATTTGTATTGTCTGCAATTGGTTTACCATCAAGTTTGACACTTGTGTCTTTTGCTAAAAGTTTAGATAGCAAGTTATTCTGCTGAATCATCAGTGAAACTAATGTTTCTAACGTTCCGCTCGAATCGCTACTATTATTTACACTTTTTGGTTTTACTCCTAACTTATCTTGAGCAATCGCAAGCAACTGCATCGCTCTTGATCGTTTAGCCTTATCTAACGGAATAATAATTTCTGGCTTGTTTCCTTCTGCGATTTCCGCAATTTGATGTTGGTTTACAATTCCACCGTTTGCGTAACCATGACCACGCCCAATCACACCGAACATATCCGAACCATAGCGTTTTTTAGCGTAGTTGATAGCTGCTAAGATATTATCGAAACCGCTCATTATATTGCCGTATCCTGGAAAAGCATTCGCAGCAAATGTTCCCGGTTTTGTTTGGAGCAATCCAGTGGCATTACCGTCTGCTAAGCCGTCATTTCCACCAATGGCAAGCGGATTACCACCTGATTCTGTTTGGATTTGTCGCATCCACGCATCAACATAAGCGGATGAGGTTGGTAAGTTATTCATTTTCAAAGCACGTTTTACATATGGCCGCCAGCGTTCTACGCCACTCCCACCAACGCTATCGCCACCGCTAACAAGTCCGCCCTGCGGATCTCTTACACCGTTTAAATGCACGTGGTCGTAGTGGTCACCATCAGGCCATGGCTCCCATGCACCAGTTGCTGGTTGACCTGATTGTCCTGAACGGTCACGAACTTTACCATTTGTGATAACATAGCCAATTTTGTTTGCAAACTTCTCAAATGCGTAATTGGCTGCTTCAGTATATTTCGGTGATCCGCCTGTAACACCAGGTAAAGCAATATCGATAGCATTTCGTTTACCATGAGAATATGGATCTCCTGGGCGATATCCTGAAGTAGCTACAAAGCCTGGGAATTTTTTCATAACTTGTTGTGCAACATTAGCTAAGTATTTATAAACTCCCTGCATTCCTGAGATACCTGTATCTAAGTCTCCGGCAGAGAATAATTCAGTAACTTTAGATACTAATGCATCAGTAGCTTTCTTCACAATACCTTTAGCAACATCTAATGGATATTTTACAAGAGAAGATAAATCAACAACATTTCCTAAAACTTTTTTAACTAGATCAAGAGGATTTGAAACAAAGTCCCAAACATCCCCAACTAAATCTCCAAGGCCTGAAGCTTTATCTTTTACCCAATCCCATGACTTGCTTGCCATATTTCCTAAAGCGCCAAAGAATCCAGTACCTTTTTTGTATCGATATTTAGGTCGTTTTTGGCCTAACATCATAGCTGTTTCTTCAGCTGGAATAACATGAGTACCTGGGGCACCCCACATTGTTACATTACGTCCTTTTGGAATCATTACATTTCCATTAGGAGAAATAACCGCTTCCGCCCCACGGCCATCATTTACCATCATCGGACCACCTGGGTGGCCATCAGTACCTTTAGCGTATTGAGGAACATCCCATTCCTGAATCTTATCTGCGCCTAATTTTTCAAGAACCCAGTTTGCACCACCAATAATTGCGTTAACTGGTCCACCAACAGCTTTTAATGCTGCATTAAACATACCTTTAAAGGCATCTTTAACAAAATGGGCACCATCTGAGATAGCTTTACCTAGTCTAGAAGGTAAATCTTTAATCCAATTGAATACTGTATCAATACCGCTACGGAAGTTGTCTTTGATACCGTTCCACAGGTTACCGATTGCATCAGAAACATTGTTCTTCAATTCAATTGCTTTGTTGAAAATGTTTTTTACCCAGCCAACTACCTTATTCCAAGTGTCTCCAACGCCATTGCTGAAGAAGTTTTTCACGCTGTTCCACATGTTTTGGATGAAATTGCCAAACGTGGTTTTCAGGTTGCCAGCTTTGCCCAACAGATTCATTACCCAATTGACTAGCTTATCCCAAGTTTTGGAAATACCTTCAGTAAAGAAAGTTTTAGTGCTTTCCCATAGCCCTTTTATTGAACCTGAAAAACCAGTCCACAAACCTTTTACTCCTTCTAAAATCCGTTTGAAGAATAGTATTTGAATCCAGTTCCATACTGCTTGGATAGAACCCCAAAACAATTGTTTTGCTCCTTCCCACATCTTAGAAAAATCGCCTGTAAATAAACCAGTGAAGATTTTGATAGCACCTTGAATGACATTCATAATCCCTTCGACTAAACCTATTATATTGTCAATGAACCCCATGACTAAATCCATAACGATTTTTACAACGGGCTGTATAAACGTAAAAAAGTTCTTGATTGCTTCAATAATCTGTTTACCATTTTCATTCCAAAATGTGGTCATCGATTTTCCAATTTTAGAAAAAGCTCCGCCTATCTTTTCTATAATGGGCATTATATATGGCGACAAAGTATCAAAAACTCCTTTTACAATTTGCCATCCAATTGCTATTCCGTTTTTAATAGTTGCCATAGTACCATCAAAATATGTTTTGAGATTATCGAAAACATTTTTTATCTTAGAGATTGTTTCTGGGGAAAAACCTAATTTAGCTAGAACATCTTCCATGTCTGCGTTACCTTTGAATACGTCAAACAATGTCTTAACCGCGTTCTTTATTTTTTCTATGGTATCTTGTGCGAAAGTAACCATTTCTGGTGGGAAAATTTTAGTTAGAATATCAAAGCCTTGCTTTGCTTGATCTCCATCTAACGTTCCAAACAGCGTCCCAAAAGCAAGTGTTGCTATGTCAGCCCCTTTTTTCAACATGTCAAATACAGGTTGAGCGACGTTTTTTATGCTTTCCATTGCTGGCTTGATTTTGGTTGTTAAGTCGTCAATTCCTTTGCCTATGTCACTGATCAAAGAAGTGATATTGCCTTTGCCGAAAGCATTAATTATTTCATTAATCATATTTACGGCGCTGGCTTGCAGATTTCCGACCGCCCCCTCAATCGTAGCTGTGGAACCTGCTGCCTTTTTAGCTACATCAGTCATACCTAATTGCATGAATGCTTCATTCAATTCTTCGGCAGAGATTTCTCCGTTTGCCATAGCCTCGCGGAAGTCTCCGTCAGTATAAGCGCCCATTTGTTTCAATGCTTGTTGAATTTTCCCTGAAGCGCCCGGAATGGCATCCGCAATCTGATTAAAGTTTTCAGTTGTTAATTTGCCAGCACCGACAGTTTGTGTCATTGCCATCGCTACCGATTTGAACGTATCTGCGTTACCACCTGAAACGGCATTGACATTACCGATTGCCTGCGTTAGACCATCAAAGTCTTTCACACCGTTGGCTGCCAACTGTGCGGTCGTATTCATTACGTCGCCTAGTTCATAAACCGTTTGGTCGGCGTAATCTTTCATCACTGTTTTAGATTCTTCAATTTTTGAATTATCTATACCAGCAAATTGCATTGTTTGAACAAACTTGTCCATTGAATCGGAAGCCTCTACTGCTTCATCTTTCAACCCCATGAAACTGTTAACAACACCGCTAACTGCTTGTGAAGCTAATCCAGCAACTGCACCAAACGAAAATGCGCCTTTTAGCGAGCCTAATTTGTCTTTTAGTCCGTCCAGTTTCCTAGCTGACCTTGTGGACTTGTCGCCAAAATCTTCTATTTTTTTTCCTGATTGATCGCTGGAGCTTTTGAGCGCTTCTAATTGCCTGCTAGATATTTGGCTTTGTCGTTCTAACTTTTCTAGTGCCCTTTTTGCATCTTCGGTTTCATTTGCTGAATCGCCAAACTCATCAGCCATCAGTTTCACAACTTTGCGCTGTTCTTCGATAGCTTTCTCGGATAATTCCGTTTGTTTGGCTAGCCCTTTTTGTTTTGCTTCAAACGCACCAGATTCATCACCAGCGGCTTTCAGCGCTTTTACTTCGGCGTTCATTTGCCGTTCATTTTCTTTGATTTCATTAGATAAATCATTGACGGCTGTTTTGGAATACACCAATTCTTTTTTTGTGTCATTCAACTGGCGACTGTAAGCATTATATTTTGCGGTAGCATTGTTTATCTGTGTGTTAAGGTTAGCAACTTGTTTCGATTCCTCGCCATACTTGCTAATCGCTTCATCACGGCGCTTTGTTAATTCTCTTACTTTGGCGTTTTGCCCTTCCATAACCGTAGACAAGTCTTTCGTCTTTTGACTAAGTGCTTCGTATGAACGTCCTGCCGAATCATAAGCCTTTAGATTGGCACGCATATTCGACTCAGCTTGTTTGACTTTCGCATTGATTTCGTCCAGCGTGTTACCAAAATTAGTGTCATCTAAACTAATCCCTAGCTTGATATTTCCTGCCGGTTGTCCTTTTCCTGCCATTATTTACCTCCTTCCTCAAGTTTTACCAAGTCTTCAGCCGATAAAAATTGTTTGATGAAATCAGCACCATCTACATATTCTTCGCCACTCTCCACTTCTCCAAAAAGGTGTAACAAATAATGATAGTCGGCTTCGTCCACATCTCTCATCGTCCAACCTGCTTCAATCAAATCTTTGTAGATTTGATCCATTGCTTTCCTAGCTTCAGAAAAACTTATCTCTTTTTGCTCGCCGTCTGCTTTTTTTCATTGTTTCCCAGTTCATTGATTTGTTCAAAAACACTTTCTAATGCCGGTACTAACTCGCTCGCAGTCAAACCGTCTAAAATAGCATCAAATGTAACTGCTGGATCTTGGAAAATATCTGCTGTAATTGCAATCATTGAATCAATTGCTTCTAAATCAGTTAGGTCTGCTTTTTCCGCTTTCTCGTAAAATTTGATACACTCACGCATTGCACGTGCGGAAATATCTTGTTGTTTGAATGTTTTTTTCTTTCCGTCAAGTTTCAATTGCAATTCAATCATTTGTTTTCCTCCTTGTTTTTACAAAAAATAAGGCTAGCCAAAAATGGCTAACCTTGTGTATCAATTTTTGGTTCTGGTTCTTTTGGTGTCCCTGTATCTGTCATTGGTGTAGATGCAGGGTTAACTACTCCCCCGCTTTGTTATTTACCAAGTCCTTGAATTTTTGTAAGGTCATTTCTTCTGATTCTACGGTTGCAAAGTATACATAGCCACGTTCATCAGAAATGAATTCCCCTTCGATAGAATCGGTTTGCAATTCTACCCCTTTGTCTTCAGCTGTTTTCATGTTGATATCTGGATGACTGAATTTCCCTTTTGCCAATCCCATGAATAAGCGTTTTCCTTCTTTGTTCGCTGTAACCATGACTACCGACACGTAAGGCGCTTCAGTTTCTGAACCAATTACATTTACACCATCCACGGTTTTAGCACCAATGATTTCGCTGTAAATGCCGTTATCCATTAAGTCTGCCACGTCAAGCGTAACTTTTGGCGACGAAACCCCTTTACTTGCAATGAAGAACGGTACGTTTGAAGCGTGTGTTATGTTAGAAGTTGCGCCTAATCCAGTAATTTTAGCTTCGATCGCTCCACCTTTCGACTTATCTGCTACTAATTCTTTTAGAGTGCCGTCTGCACCTGTTTTTACGCCAAAAATGACGCTCTCAAATCCTACTGTTGCCATCTATTTTCTCTCCTTTTAATTTAGTGAAATATTTGCTACATATCGTTTGATAATCCGCTTTGCACCTTCCAAGTCCTCGTCATCTGTTTGTTCCGTGTATGCGCATTGCCAACCATTCCCCCTCATAACCTCATCAAGGGCAAAATAAAAGGCATCAACCTCTTTCATGGTTGACACCCATACATCTACCTGTACGTTAAATTGAATGGTCAAAGGATTGTTGCTTGCAAAATCTTCATAGTTGCCATACAGCTCAACGATTCGCCCAACAGGCAGGCTAGGAACGGTTTGAGCCGACTCAGGCACGCTGTTAGTGTAAAAATCAATGTTCTTTGTTTTTTCATTGCTATTCAGAATTGAATAGACTTGTGATACTGCCGTTTTCAAAGTCCTAGCCTCCTTTTTACTTCGTCAGCAATGGTTTGTGTTACTTGTTTTTCGATTTGCTTTTGTGTTTTTTGTACGAAACCTTTTGGATCTTGTTTGATTGTTCCGAACTCGATAAAGTGCATCCGCCAAGAAACATCTTTGTCATAGCCAACTTCTATCAATCCGTTTTTTACCGAGCTTGTAACCACATGGTTCTTAGCATGTTCTTGCATATACGAACCACGTTTACCGTTTGACTTCGTTCCATCCCAGTAAGGTGTGTTTTGTCGTAACTTATCTTGAGCGTACTCCCCAGCTTTTTTAAGTGCTGGGCTTTCCACTCGTTGAACGTTTGCTTTTATTTCCCTAAGCGCTTTGTACACTTCGGTTGCATCGACTTCTACACTCATTTTGAAACCTCTTTTGCAATGATTGTCGTGAAGTCCTTCGCAAACTCGCCTTTCGTAATCGTAATGATTTCAAACGTTTTTCCATTCCAACGCACTTTCATATCATTGGTTAGCTCTGATTTTTGTTGGTAGCGGATAATGAACGTCAGTGTTCCTTCCAAAGCCGTACCAATGGACGTCTTAATATCGTTCAGGCGTTGTGTCTGCACACTTGCCCAGCAAGTAAGAATGGTTGTAGAAGTCGGGACAACTTGCCCGTCCTCATCCTTAACCGTCGTATCTCGGACAAACTTGATGCGTTGATTTAAATTTCCTGTTTGAATAAGGGGCATACGCTACTCCTCCTCCACAAAAAGCAAATAACTTGCTTTGAGTTGCAAGATTAGGCTTGTAAAACCTAAATCGTACTCTCGCAAGTTCCCACTCACGGTTGCTGATCGAGCGTTGTAATAATGATCTGCTAATTGCAGAATAGCTAAATTAATCAGATCAACCGTCTCATTTTCTTGCTTATAAAAAGAGGGCTTATCATTTCCGATAGCCCCTTTAATGTATGCAATTGCAGCTTGTGCCGCACGACTTACTTCCACATCGTCTTCGTCAGTGTCGATTTTTAACGCGTTTTTGATTTCGTCCAAATCCGTTTTAGGATCAAGAATCATAAGAAATCAGCTCCTTAACCTTCCGCCGGTGTCTCGTTCGCAATAGTTGTAAAAGTAGCCAAAACAACCGCTTCATCATCAACTAGTTGCACATCGAAGCGATCGATGACGCGTACTTTAGTGGTGTCTGTTTCAAAAGCTCCACCACCAATATTCGTTGTCAGCAAGCTCATGTTTTCGCGATCATACAATGTAACGGCTTCTTTCAGATCACCAATGTACAGTGGATATTTAGGAGAAGCAGTAGTCCCTTTGTTTGGCAAGAAACGGTTAGCGATTTTCTTAATCGGTTTGCCCAAGAAAGTATATCCAGTTGCAGAAGTTACGTCTTTTTGTAACAAGTAAGATCCATCAGAACGTTTTACTTTATCCAAAACATTGTAGCCATCTTGGTTTGTAATAAACATAGATGTAGCTTCAATAGCTGGGTCAAGTTGAACGTTTACGATATCTTTAATCCCATCAACATCTTTAACATCTTTCTTTTGTGCCGCTTTGATTCCATCAATAGCTGCCAAGATTTTTGTATTGCGAGTAACAACTACTTTTTTCGCGATCCATTTAGACAACCATGCCAAAATGTTTTCGGCGGTATCTTTTAGCAAGCTATTAGTTACTGTAGAAATACCTGCGTAGCGTTTGATCAAGTATTTGATCAAATGAAGTGCAGGATCATCATTTGCTGGGATTTCACCGTCTTCAGTATCCAAAGCGGTCAGTGGTTTAATATCAGACCATTTTTCATAAACCCGAGAACCGCTAGCAGTGGTCACTTTTTCAACGTTTACGTATTCTTGCAAAGAGTCAAACCGACGAACCAAAGTATGAATAGTCGTTTGCACATCTACAGGAATAGTCAATCCGATAGCATTACCAGATTCATCCGTATTAGATGTCAAAGTAGCCATAATAGCAGGATCACCATTGACCATCGCTTTAAAGTCTTTGATAAACTTGTTTTTCAAGTTTTCATCTTTTTTATCTAATGGTTCTTTTTTGACGTTTAAGACTTGTTCGGCTTCCATATTTGCCACTTGCTCTTTCAATCCGTCCCGTTTAGCCCGTGCTGCTTTTACTTGTGCTTGCAAACTTACTACATCTTCTTCTGTTTTTTTATCGTCAACCAATGCTGCATTGAGTTGTGCATTTAAGTCAGAGACTTTACTTCCCGCCTCGACCCACGCATTTTTTAATTGTTCTAAATTCATTCGTTTTTCCCTCCATTTAAGGCTTTTAGTTTTTTTTGCAAGAGTGTTTCTTCTTGCGGTGCTTCCGCTTTGATTATTAAATTTTTCAACTTAGTTACTGCGTTTTTTGGAATAACCGGTTGAGAGGCATTGAGTACCGTTACTGGTGCTTCTGCAAACATAATTTCATCCGCAAAACCTTCCGCTACTGCTGTTTGAGCATTTAACCAAGTATCTTTCGCCATTAAATCAGCAAGTTTTTTCCGATCGAGTCCTGTTTTGATCTCGTAAGCATTAACAATAGACTCATCCACACTGCTTAACATTTCTGCATCGGCTTTTAATTCCTCAGCGTTGCCACTAGTGGTCACCCATGCGTTATGAATCATGATGTGTGCCGTAGGTGAGATTCTAAGCGGTTCGCAAGCACAAGCAATTACACTCGCAGCACTTGCCGCAATGCTCACAACATTTCCAGATACCTTCCCTGGATAGGCGCGGATAGCGGTATATATTTCGCTTGCCGCTAGGACATCCCCACCGTTCGATGAGATATCAAGTTCTACTTCATCCCCCGCTGCTTCTGTAAGAGCGGCAGAAATTTTCCCTGGTGAGATACAATTGATCCCAAACCATTCATAAAGCCACGCGGTATCGTTATCCACGACATCGCCGCTTAACGTCACTTTTTTCATCCTTCCACCTCCTTTCGGTGCAAACTAAAAAAGCCTAACCGTTTTCGGCTACGCTTTTAGACGAGGTTGTTTTTCTTAATGTTGGATCCATATCGATTGGATATAGGTCTCCGGAAATATGGTAATCATCCATACCGGTTTTATTTATTGGCTGCAAGTCCTCAAATCTTCGAACATCATTGGCAGAATATGCTCCGCCTCGCCGCATAATTTGATAGAATTGGCCTCTTGCCTGAGTATCAGCTCTTAGCAAACTTGCGATATTAAACTTGTATCGATAACCCTTAGCTTTTTCAGCTCTAGATAGTGTTTTCTTATTTAGTTCCGCTTCATATTGATTAACGGTCGGTACTAGATTGTATGTCAAAAACTCCATATTGAGCTGTTCCTGTGAAGAGTAACTCGACTGGTTATTCCCGATGAAATGCTCCGGCACATTGTAGACCATAGCGATTCTGGAGCGAGATACTTTATCAGTATCTAAAAGCTTGCTGTCTACCAGCTCTCGTTGTAAACGTTCGATTTCTACACCGTTTTCTTCCACAAGTAGTCCACCGTTTTGTCGATAAAAATCAGCAATGTTTTTAACTGTAGCTTTTTTAGCTTCTTCATCCATATTGCTAGCAAACTTAACTTTTAGCCCTTCATTACTTCCTTTAAGCTGACTTAAAGAGATTTTTCGGACTTCTCGATCATATCCGAGGGTATTCGTTAATACTTTTGTGGGGTCTGCACCTTCCAAGCCGCCAAACCTCGGTTGTTTAAAGTGGAGCATTTCCATGTAATGTACATAGATAACTTGCTTGTAACTGCCTTTGTCAGTCGCAGTTACTTGGTAGTAAAGCTCCCCGCTATCCATATCAATCACTGGATGGCAAGCACCAGGTTTTACTAACGCCATATCTGCTACTTCTCCATTGATATTTCGGAAAATCTGCACATACGCATTCCCTTGGTAGTTTCTCAAAACTTCCACGTCCCGGAAAAAATCAAACTTTGTAAAATATCGAGGGCCTTCGCTCAACAAGTTGTATGCAGGACAGTCGTCCGGTTGGCCAAACTCCACATCTATCATTTTGAGAGGGAGAGACGCAAAAACGTTCGATACACGGCTAATTACGGAAAAAATCCCTTCTGATATTTCATCTTTTCCGACTAAATGCGGTATCAATCCCGGGTCATTCAAAAAATACTCTTGTTTGCTCGCTTTCGGCTTCGCTCGGCCAAAAGAACGCAAACGATCTAAAATACTCATTCCTCCACACCTTTCTTACATATTCATTAAATCGGAAATCGAGTAATAGGTTACTTTCCCGGTTCCGACAGGATTAACCAACATATTCAACACTTCGGCGTGGCTGTTCAAACTTGCTGCAAAACCATCTATTTTTCTACTCTTGGACTGCTTAGACGGCATCCAGTTTGAGTTGCGATCCATCACCAGCTTGACGTTGGATAGATACCATCGGTAAAGCTTGGAATTGTTGAAAATCACTTTGCCGTCCAATAGCATTTCCTTGAAGTTTTGCATCGGACCACCTAGCGATAGAAACCCTTGACGGATCTCGGCAGTTTCAAATCCTGCATTTTCTAATTCCTTGTTCAGCCGCAGTGCTTTAGCCTTGTCGTAATTGATTTTTACAATGTCGTAGATCTTTGAATTTTCCACAAACCAGTTCAAGACGTATTCATAATTGACGTAATCACCAGGAATAATCGTTAAATCCCCCGCCTTTTCCCACGCTTTGATACGCTCCTGGTTATTATCTCGATCATATCTAGCTTGCGGGATCCATGTATGTTGCAAAATGAATACCTCGCCGGTTTCAAGCGGGAATTCTAAAACAGCTGCGGTAAAGTCTTCTGTTTCGGACAAGTCAAAACCACCGACACACTTTTTGCCTTCGAGCGTTTCAATGTCAATGGTTTTATTGTTTCTCTTAATCGTTGGCATATCGACAAATGACAGCTCATCGATATCGGAAAACAGATTAAACTGTTTCGTAATCCAATCGGCGTATTCTTTCGGGTCCTTTTTGTCTTTTATATAATCGTCAATCATGCCGACAAAATTCATTAAGCAGATATTCGGATTGGCTTTAATCCACATTCGTGGGTCATCAGCTTCTTCCGGCTTATCTAATTTCGCTAAATAGTAAAACGTCCGCTCGTCTAGATTGTCATCTAGATGTTCCAAACAATCCACGCCTTGGTCGTAGTAAGACATTAAGGGACCGTCTAGCACGTAGCCAGCAGTCGTAATATACACGATTAACGGTTGTTTTCGTGTTCCACGTGATTTCTTGATTACATTGATTAGTTTGTAATCCGTAAACTCGTGGATTTCATCAAAAATACCAAAGTGTGTATTGAGTCCGTCAAGCTTTCGGCTATCCGACGCCCGCGGTTCCATTTTGGAAAACGCCGGCGCATAGTTAATGGACGATCGTTTTGGCTTTCCAAATTTTTTGAACAATGCAGGCGATTGTTTAACCATTTCTGACGCTTTATCAAACAACAAACTTGCTTGGTCTCGTGCGTTAGCCAATACATACACGTTAGCCCCTTGCTCGTCATCATAAGCTACCATGTAAGTGGAGAGTCCACTTATAAGACTCGTTTTTCCGTTTTTCCGAGATACGAATATCAAGGACTCACGAAAACGACGCTCGCCGGTGTCTTTGTGTATCCATCCATACATCGAGCCGATGATAAAATGTTGCCAGGGTTGCAAGACAAATGCTTCAAAATCTCCTTCTGTCGGTTTGCATTTTTTCTCAATATAGCGAATTGGTCGATGACCTTTTTCCTCATCGAAAATCCAAGGGAAGTCTTCTGTTCCTTGCCGGTCCAAATCTTTCATGTGGCGTTTGGCAGCCAGAATATTTTCTTTGCTTGCAGGAATACTCCCATCTATCAATCGTTCCGCATACCACGTTGTTAACAACTCTGGATACGCTTGTTTTAGATAGCCTCCCCACGACGCCTGTTCCTCTAAATAGTTCTGCCAATAGTCCACACGTTCGGTGTAGGACATTTCTAAAATATTAGAAGTCGTCATCGTCATCACCGCCGTCATCAGCCATTTTAATAGCTAATTTAGCTCTAGCAGAAGGCGATAGGCCTAGGTCACTGCCAAAAGAACGGAGATTCCGTGATGCCGTGTCCATCTGTCGAGAGAGCGGGTTACCAATTAATTCATTAGGTTCGTTAAACGGCTCTCCTCTCGCCTCTGCCTCCTTTTTCGCAAGCGCATAGTTCAACTTGTACTCTCGTTGTAGTTTTCGAAGCTGTTTTTCTAAAGAAACGTATTGCGAATACCAATTGGAGTAGAGAGCCATTGTATGGACGTCCGGATTGCTGATTAAATCCACAGACAGCAATTCATCAGCGATAAACTCAAAGGTATCCTTTCCTAGCGAATCTAGCCATAACGGCGGTTTGATTTTGTCAGTAGCCATTTTTAATTTGTCTTCTGCGGCCGCTCGCTTGCGGAGTTCTTCGGTATTCTTCTTATTTGGGTTTCCGTTTAATAATTGTAATTTTGCACTCTTCGCTGGTTGCGGCATATCACATACCTCCTTTCTTTAACATAGCAGGAAACATTATTTTAACAGTATTGAAATTTATAACCTTTACATGATTTTCGTCTTCCTTTAAGACAGTTAACTATCGAGCTATCCACCAGTCCATATTTTTCACATGCTTCCACGATTGAATTACATATTTTTTCTGTACCATCCGGGAACGTAATCAATATTTTCTTTCCGTATCTTTTTCGTCTTGTAGCTGAGCTCCTTTTTATTGCATTTCCGTAATTAACATTATATTTATGAGTACACCACTCCAAATTGCTCACTTTGTTATTTGTAACATCTTCGTCAATATGATTTACATAAGGCAAGCCTTCATTATTTTTTATAAACTCTGTAGCTACCAACCGATGGACTTTATGATTGGTTTGTTTACCATCCTTGTACAAATTTACTCTTAAATAACCATCCCTATCTGGAGTTAATTTTCGAATCATTCCTGTTTTAGCTGACTTTATTTGACCGTCATTTGAAACAAAATACAATCCGTCGAAGCCGCTTACTTCTTTCCATTTTTCTTTCATCAGTTTGATTTACCTCCTAAAAAATTTAAAAAGCGGTAATAGTATACAGGTGGGACAGCACCGTTCTTCTCAAGCCTTACTCTTTAATCTTTTAGAGTAGGGGAGCTACCTTCATTTCGCTGCAAACTTATCTTTCAGGAGTTGAATACATTTTAACGATATGTGATTTAGGTTTTGGTTTCTTCTTCCCGCCTGATCTCTCTGGATGCTCTCTGTTGTGACAAGCTACACAGATACATTCAAGGTTATCTACGGACCAGAACAGTGACAGGTCTTCCCTCGCCTCGACTATGTGATGGATGATCGTGCCTCTTGTGTTCCGCCCTCGACGCTTGCACTCTTGGCACATGCCGAAGTCCCTAGCTATTACTACTTGCCTTAGGTCTCGCCATCGTTTGGTCTTGTATAGTTTGTCTATCTCGTCTCTAGGTCTAGCTTCTTTCATTTACACATCTCTCTTGTGTCCGATTGTTTTTATATCTGGATACATAGTTACTTCACCTAGGTACTCCATATTGATGTCGTTTGTTGAACCAGCTACCACTTCAGTTGTTGTATGGTAGTGATAGCTTACATCTATCAATCCCTCTAACTTCTCACCTTTGTAATAAACCTCTGGTACTGAGTCAGTGTCCTTCAGTTTGATCTCTAGAAGGTTCGCATTACTTCTATCATCTAACGCCAATTCATCAATCCTCTTTTTGATCTGTTGCAGTACTTTTCTTCTTGCCTCTCCTGTCATTGGTACTACCGTCTCATATCCAGTAAACTCGCAAGTAAAGCGTTCAATAGCATAAGCGTTTTGAAGTGGCTTAGCTCTAAGAACAGCTGGATTATTGCTACAATAACGATCTACTAATAACTTCCCTATAGGAATGCCATCTAAAGCTCTATCAGTAAACACTAAAGCATCGGGATAATCTTCTTGGATTTTATAAGCTAGATTTGGTGTAGTTACAATGTTATACCCTTCCCTGATATAATCTTTTAATTTCATAGTTTTCCTCCTAAAAACATCTAATAATTACTTGCTAATGCTATTGCATCTTTCCGACATAAACATTCACTAAAGCTTCTTGCACTTTGAATATCCCTTCAACCATCTGATGTACCTTGTGCTTCTCTGTGTGATGGATTCTGCAGAGTGCTGCAAATGTGTACTCTGAATGATCAACTTCTTTGCGCTTTCGTCTTCCTAAAGCTTTGTCAAAGTGATCGATGTCAGCTCCTGTTTTGCCACAGATGCAGCAGACTCTTTTTGTAATGCATTTGTAGAAGTAATAATCTTGATTCGCTGGTAAAATCTCATAGCCTTCTTTGAAAGGAATATGATGTTCAAAGATAAAATCTAGGATGATATTCGCTAAGATATTTGCATCGCTCACTGTTGAGCTTGACTCGTCTTTAAGGCTTATAGAACGTCCTGTGACACCTTCAAAACGGAAGTAGAAGAATTCCTTCCAGAAGTCCGTTGGCATGCCTGTATCGATGAAAATATCGCCTATCAGCGCATAGATGAAGTTTCGTTGCTGTACGGTGAAACGTCTAGGATCAATAAAACGAATTTCAATAACTCGATCACCATCGTAGCCGTCATACATCGTCTTTAGTCGATCAATGTTCACTTCTTCATTGATCGTTGCACCTATGTCTTTTCCTTTGAACTTTTTCAGAACCGCTGAATATGAATCGATTAATGGTTTAAACACTCATATCACTTCTCTTTTGTTTCTTCTCTGTACTGATCTTCAATCCAGTTAACGCCTCGTTTTAGAATGCCCAAGTCTCTCTTGGTCCATTTACTGTCATCAGCAGTTATAGAAGCCGCATCAGTCAATGCAACAATTGCTTCATCAATTGATTTTTCGTACTTGTTAGCAACCAGTTGTAAAGCATCCAAGAATAGCTTTTTGCTTCTTTGAGTAGCTGGTTCAAGCATCGAGACGTCTTCTGGCATATCTTCGCCAGCAAATATATATAGCCCTAGCCCAAACATTGCTAGATTTTTTACAAGACAGCGCATGATCGTTTTGTTGATATCAAACATAGTTGCTGCTTCAACTCGCTTTTCGATTTTTCCAACAATCTCTTTTTTCTTCGTTTCGTTATTCCACTGATAATCATTGACTTCGTAGGTATATGGCTCATCTTTCATTGCCTTGTTTGCACCATCCATGACTGGTAACCACATGTCACGCTTTACTCCGTTGACTGTGATACTGGTAAAAACCATGTACCCTGTTTTCTTATCAAAGACATACGGCAGATATGTTTCTGGATCATGATAGATTTCATAATCTACTGCCTCACACACTTTGCTAACTTCTGCCCAAGCCCATGCCCACGAAAGATAAGTGAGGTTATTTCGTTTTTCAGTAACATCTTTCACATTTATTTTGTATAAGGTATTAAAAAGCGTATTATCACTTCTATTTTTCAAAGGTTGTTCCTTTTCACTCATCAAATTCTGCCTCCATTTCAGCAATGTATTTCTTACCTGGTCCGTAATAAGAGATATCGATCAAGTTATCCCTTTCGTACTCTTCTAGCGCATCAATCAAGCCATCTTCGATGACATAGATATATTCAGGTTTTTTGGACTTTTTCGATAAATGGATAAGATAGACATGATCCCAAATACTCACAAAATTTCCCAAATCGTCTTGATCACATGCTAGTTCTTCATCCGTCAAAAGATTTCTTCTGATTTTCCGATTGTTAACTCCTTCAATTTTCGACTTGCCCCATTCGGGATCAGTTAAATATTGATCTAGAGTGGAAAGTTCTTCTTCCATGTGGTAACATCTCCTTAGATGTATTTTGTTTGCGACTCAATGCTTGCCGGCGGAGTCGCTTTTTATTTGTTGCCATGCTTTTTGCTTGTCAATATGTTGTTGGCTTAGGATGATTGGTTTATTGTGTCTCCACCAGCGATTAGCAATTACCGTCCCTATTCTTAGCGCTTCAGCTCTATTCATTGTCATCACCAAAAAGTCTCTGTTGTCTGTTCAGTTGATCGATTTCCATGCGGATCGCAGTTTCTGGTAACCACATTTCAATAAATGAAACAGCATCATCGAATCTCTTACGAGGTAACTCGCCATATCTTGGGATTGAAAAGGTACGTTTAAATTCAGACCAAAATTTTGAGAATACTTTTTTGCTGATTTCTTCATAAGCTCGGCTTTCTTTACCCCCTAAAACTTCCATAACTTTCATATTTCCTTTTTGTTTAATTTCAAACTCTTGTTGCCCACTAATTCGCATAGTATCTTTAAGCATGGAAACATCTTTTTTAACATCTTTCATTTCTTCTAGTTGGTAGATCATCATATCTTCAATTGTTTGAGGAACAGTATTCTTGCGAATAACATTTTCCATTTCGTTGAATGCTTCAATGTATTTTTGTTTGAAGTAAATAGCTTTCTTTCCTGTAAAACCCATAGCCAACAAGAAAAAACCATCTCTACTAATGAAGAAAACTCGTCGATTTCTGCCGTATGAATCTGGTTCATTACCTTCTACAAACATCTGTCCAAAATTGGACACATCTTTTTTTAGCGCATCAATATCTCTTAAAACATGTTGATGTTTTTTCTCAAAGCTTTCTGCGACCTGTAAGCTCGTAGTCACAGCTTCTTTATTTTTCAAAATTACTAATTCTTGCATTATTTCTTCTCTCCTCTTTGATATAATTTGAGTAAAAAGGTGGTGAATTATTTGATAAAAATTTTGAGCGATTACCAAGTTGCTATTACTTTAATCATTTCTATTTCAGGATTTTTTTATCCCTCTATAACTTATTTGATTGACAAAGTATTACCTATTTTGAATAAATCATTAGAAAAATTGTAAGCATTAGACATACTAGAACCGCATAGGATGTATACCAGTATTCGCCGCGTTTTCTCATGTAGTTATTTACTAAAACGGCCACGAGATAAACACCTAATAAACAGAACCACACTTTAGTCAGCCCCCTCGGTTGGCTTTTTCGCTCTGTACTCAGCTTCATCAAGCCCCATAAAAATCCAAACCATGTAAACGATTGTTCCTATCAACGCTTGCCTGCTTCCCCAAAGTCCTAAAGCGTAGATGATTAGTGGTGCGCTGAATACTAGCGCTCTGTTAAATTTACCCATCCGCTTACCTCCTTAGACTTTATATTTCGACATGAATTCATCGATATCTTTGATGTCATATTTCGGACGGCTATTTTCACCGAAGATGATTACTTTCAACCCTTTTTTTACCCATTCGTTAATAGTTCCTGCTGACGTTCCTGTATAATGAACTGCTTCTTTTTGAGTCAGATAGCGTTTAGGAACGTAGCCTATAAGAAATGAATCTAAATCATTTTTGTTGATTAGTTCTTGTGTCATTTCGTTTTCCCCCTCTACAATTCGTACATAGTGATAATCGAATCTATAATTCTGTTTGCTTCTGCAGAAGTCTTTTTACCGTTTAAAATTAAAGATAAGTAGCTTTTGCTAATTCCAAATCTTTCAGCAAGCATGGTGTAAGTTAAGAACTTTGAACTTTCGACATATGCTTTGATTTTTTCTCTATCTCGTTGAGTGATTTCTGCAATATCAGTCATACTAAAACTCCTTTCTAACCAATTTCCTCTAAATCCATTTGAGGGTAATATCCTTCTTTTTTTAGTCCTTCCTTTCTTTGGTATAATTTCCTTATCAGTGTGACAGGCTGAAATAATTGATAAGGAGGTGGAAATTATGGTGCAGGTTCCTTATGCTGAATCTAGCGGTTCATTATCTGTAAGAGTAGAACTTCAACACGCCGCAGATGTGTTTTTGGTCGATTCTACAAACTACAGAAAAATGAACTCTGGTCAAAAATTTAAGTACTACGGCGGACATTACACTAGAACACCGGTAAATATTACAGTCAGTGGTCCTGGTAGATGGTACTTAATTGTTCGTGGTGGCGGGCAATACAAATATAGATTCTATTAATCTTTAATTTGAGCTGGCATGCCAATTGTCAGCTCTGTTAATGTGGCATTTTTTTTCATATAATCTTCCACTTTTGATACAGCATTTTGCAAATTAGAAATCGTCCAGCCTTTCTCGGTTACAAAACTAATAACCGTTTCAATAAATTCTTTTTCCTCTGTTTCTAAAACAATCCTTTGCGTGTCCATTCTATTCATTCCTTTCTGTTGTATAATTTTCTTATCAGTAAGTGGTCTGCTGAAATAAGTGATAAGGTGGTGAAAAAATATGAAACTAAATCAAGATTGTGTTCGCGATATTTTATTAGAGCTTGAGAAAAAATTAGATTTAAATACCCAACTTTACAAAAATGATTTATTGACGTTTTCTAGTTACGAAAAATATGGGGAAAAAGATTTCTTTTATACCCTATTGAAACTTACTGAAGCAGGATATCTAAATGCTAAAGTCACAGCTGGAGCAAATAACCCGGTATTTTCTGTTAATATTTCATCTATATCTTGGGAAGGACATGAATTTTTAGATTCTGTTCGGGATAACGAAGTTTGGAAACAAACAAAGTCAATCATTTCTAAATTTTCAAGTGTGTCCATAACAACTATCGAAAATATTGCTTCTAACGTCATTACCCAATTAATAAGTAAGCAATTAAATATTTAGCTTAAATTCAGTTGTTCCAACTAGAATATATAAATTGTTTCTTGCTTCTGGGAATTCATTTACTATTTTTTGAGCTTCAACATCGTCAAACAGATTTAGAGAGATATCACTTGTACGTGAAACAAAGATTGGTATATTGATTTCGTCTAATTTGTAAAAATATATTACATCCACACTATCTATCTCCTTTTTAAACCAAATGGATCTTCTTTCAAGGTTTCAATTGCTTTTTGCATATCATTAACGTTTGTAATAAGAGTTTCTTTTAGCTCTTTATTTGCCTTAGTATCTTCTGCCAAAGTGCTAAGGCTATTTGCTATGCTTTCTAATGCTGTTGCAATTCGTTCATCTGTAGTCATGTTGTTACCTCCTTCTCTGGTATACTCACTGTAGAAAGTGAGGTGAAAATTATGTCATTAACTAATGAACAACGCGCTCATGACTTAGCTCTATTAGCGGTAGAAGCTGAATTCAACAGAAAATTAATTTCTCAAATAAATGGCGCTGATTACAACGCAGATGAAAAAGAAGTCGATATTTACGGATTGTATTATGACTTGTTCCATCGTAGTTTAGACGCTTTTAATCTAGACTTTCCAAAAGAATAGTCTATGAAGCCAGCTCATTTTTGAGTTGGTTTTTTTAATTTTTAGGTCGATGGTTACGCGCCCTTTTGGTCTCTCCATTCATCTCACCTCCTATGCTGTTTGTTCACGTTCAATCATCGGTAAGTAATTATTCTTCTTCAATGTCTCATATAAGAAGATATGTCCTTTTTGCGTCCATTTCATGCGTGTTTTTACTTGCCGATTGCCATTTTTATCTTCATAATCAAATGGCTCAATATGCGTGTATCCTTTGTCTTGGAACTTACTGTATAGCAGCCACGTGCCACTTTGATTGAACTGGATACCTAATTCATGTAGCAATTTATTAAACGATACAGCGCTCATACCGTAGTTCTTAGCAATCGTACTAACTGTAACTAATCCTTTGTTGTTCAAGATTCGGTCGTAATAGTCCGCCTTCGGCTGTAATTCATTTACTCGTTGTTCTGCTATCAATCGTTGTGTGCGTTCTTCTTTGAGTTTGGTTGCTACTTCGATTAGCAAGTCTGGATTGTTAAGTAGTTCATCTGTTGCGTACATGCCGTGTTTTCTGATTTGAGGTAGGACTTCGCTCGTTACCCAACGTTTGAACTTCTTTGCGTTTGGTAGCTTGGATTTAAGTATTAAACTGTATAGACCTGATTCGTTGATGATCGTCATCTCTCTTGATTGACCTGAGGTCGTGATTCGCGACCCCATCTTATCTTCCAAATCTACATGCCGCGACAAAGCATCTTTAGTGTTTGAATAACCCAAAACACTCGCAACGTCTTTGCCTACAAAATATGGTTCATCATTTACTAAAACAGTTCGAACCTCGTTTTGTTCGAAATTAAAAATTTGTGGTGTGTTCATTTTTGTTCATTCCTTTCTTTGATATAATTTTCTTATCAGTAAGTGGTCTACTGAAATAATGCATAAGGTGGTGAATAAGTATGAATAAAAAAACTGATGAAATCACTGCGGATTTAGTTGTTGCATGGCTAAATCACGAATCACAAGTATCTACTAAAGGCGAATCAATTTCGCCAAAAGAAATTGCTCAAGCTTATTTAGATATTCATTATGCTGTTATCTATGGTCAGCTTCCAGAAGACCGTAAAAACGATGACTAAACGTGAGCTAAAATCTCTGCTATGGCTGCAACCATGGCAGAGTCTTCTTTATCTACCGCGTGTTCCATCGCCACTTTTGCTTGTTTCAGTATGTCTAATTTCAAATCTTCGATTTTTGCCGAGACTGTTTTTTCCATATTCTTCTCTCCTTTCTTTTATATTCGTAAACAAATTTAACAACTTTTTTCTAAATTCAATTGACAAAGCATAGAGTTTTATTCTATACTTTGTACATAGTTAAATAAGACATATAAACATTGATTTTAAAAGCTTTCTTGGCGGTTGGCGTTTAATAATCAAAAGTGTTTTTTGTTGTCTTTTTAGTTGTTAAATTTGTTTACAAGAACAAGTATAGAGGTTTAACTCTAATTTGTCAACAGATAAATAGAGTTTTATTCTATATTTTTTCTTGTCAGTCTAGAAAGGTTGACATATCAATGAATCCATACGAAAAAATAAAAGAATTAACAAAGCAAAACGGAATATCCGTAAGAGAATTAGAAAAAAGATTGGGATATTCAAATGGATATTTCAGTAAATGGAAATCAGTATCACCTAACTCCGAAGGTTTGGCAAAAGTATCAGATTATTTTGGTGTTTCTATAGACTATCTTCTAGGAAGAGAGAAAAAAGAGACCCCTAAACATGTGGATTTGTCAGAAGACGATACTGTATTCTCTTTTGATGGAAAAGAAATATCTAAGGAGACAATGCGTAAAGCGATTGCAATTGCTAAAGCTTTAGAGGAAAATGAATAGTTGGAGTGATGGGTTGTATGTATTTAAAGTTGAAAGAAATGCTGAGTGAGTATAATTTAAAGTTAATCTATATGGAAATGGAAGAACCAGGTTTTTATTATCCAAAACCAAGAATAGTATTTTTGAATGAAAAACTACACGAAGACAGTTCTGAAGCTTTTCATTTAGCCCACGAGCTCGGTCATTTCATTGCTTCACATTTTGAATATTCAGTACTGTACGATAACTCTACAACTTTTCATTCAAAATTCGAAACTGAAGCTGATAAAATTGCAATTATGATTTTACTAAATATCTTTATTGAGAATGAACTGACTGATGAATCCCAGTTCAAATTAGAAAATTTCATGAAGTTCTACTCTATCAATAATAAGTTAAGAACAGAATGTTTTAATGTTTGCCAGTCATATTTCAAGAAAAAATACTCTTACGCACAGTAAAAAAAGCCCGTGCTGCAACACGGACTAAAATCTCGTTTCTAAGATCCTACATATAAATAATATCATAGGAATGAGGAGTAAAAAAGTTGTTAGAGAAATAAAATATAAAAAGAAACAAAGGAAAGAGTAAAATAATGAAAAAGAAAAAAGGTACACAATTATCCATTGATTCACCAAACTGGTTATTAATTATTATAGTTTTATGTTTTGCAGCTTTTATAATGGTATCACCCCAAGTATATCTTCATAGTGTTATATTAGGGAATGATATTATGTTTCATTTTAATAGGTTTTATGAAACTTATATGCAGATAAAAACCGGTAATTTTAATTTCTTTCAATCCCTGTATTCTTTTCAGAGTTCTGGCAGAATTATTACTGCTTTTTATGGCGCAGATTTCGCTTATTTGCAAGGGCTACTTTTAATAATCTTAAAATCATGGTTTAAATATCAACTTGTCTCCTCTTTCAGTTGCTTTTTTATAGCTGGCGCTTCGATGTTTTGGCTAACTTATAAGTGTAAAGTACGAACTAACATAGGATTAATCATTGCTTTGTTGTACATGTCTTCATCAGCAGTTTCGTATTATCCTATTGCTCAAGCTTTTACTGGTTGGGGTGCTGCTTTAATGCCGCTTCTTTTTGTTCCAGCAATTGAAGCATTAAAAAATAAAGAAAGACCTATTCGTCCATTGCAACTTGCAATCCCTGTAACTTTATTACTGTCTACTCATTTACTTTCATTAGTAATTGGAATATTAGCTATTTTACCTTTTTATGTTATTGCTTTTATTAATACAAAAAATAAACTGAACATGATTTTTCGCTTAGTAGAATCTATAGGGTTAACCATGCTATTTTCTGCTAATACAATAATTGGATTTATAGATGTCTATCTAACTAATAAAATATTATCCCCTTCTCCGATAAGTCAAATGTTGAGCCAAAGTATGAGTTTCTCGTTGGAAGGAAACTCTTGGGGAAATTATGGTCTAGTATTTACTGCAATTTTCTTTGCTGTAATAATATATTTCTTTTTAAATTGGGCTAAAACTAGTCTTACTTCAAAAGTAATCGTTATTGTTGGAGCCTTTTTTATGTTACTTTCTTCAAAATTGTTACCTTGGAACTCTATCCCTCATATGTTTAAATTTGTTTCATTTTTCCAATTTCCACAAAGATTCTCAGTCATTGCTTTTATTTTACTTTTATTATCATTTGCTCTTATATTGCAAGAATCAAAACTACTTAAAGATGTTGACAAAAAGTACTATATATTAACTTTACTGTGTGCTCTATTTTCAATATTTAATGTATATAACCTTATGTATGACCAATCTTGGCACTGGAATACAAATGATCCCACCGCTGCAGGAAACAATAAAAGTTCTATGGTTGAAAAAGATCCTCAAAAGTTAAGGGAAGCCTTTTATAATAAAGATTTAAATATTGCATTGAAAGCAATCCAAAAAGGAACTCCTGACTATTTACCTGTACCAAAAAATGTAGAATCATCGGATGTATTAAAACAAAACCCTTATGAATTGTATACAAACCAAATAATAAATAACAATATACATTTTAATAAGACTGTAACTAGTGATTCTAAACTTCGTTTAACTTGGACTAATAACTCAAATGAGGAATCCGATATTCAATTGCCTATAATAATTTATAATCATAGTACAGTAACTTTGAATGGTAAAAAATTAACTCCAAACGAAATTAAAACTACTCAAATTGGAGCTGCTATCGTTACATCAAGTCCAGGAGAAAATACTTTAGTTATCGGTTATAAGCCATTTGTTTTATTTAAAATAGCCTTTCCAATAAAAATATTGTCTATACTTTCAACTATCATTTATGTCATCTACAAGTATAAAAAAACAAAAATAATCGAAATATAAAAATTACAAAAGATTAATATGTTATGTGATACACATCCATTTAATAACAACAGAATATTATAATGGATGTGTAAAAATCACTGAGATTTTTTAGTCATTATTACCAGAAAAGCGAGTTGATTCAATTGGCTAAATTTGAACAATATAAGAAAAAGAACGGTGAAAAAGCGTGGAAGTTCCAAGCATATTTAGGAATCAACCCCGAAACAGGAAAGCCTGTTAAAACTACTCGACGAAATTTTAAAACTCAACGTGAAGCAAAATTAGCACTCGCAAGATTGCAAAGTGAATACGAGGACAATTTATTAAAAAAAGATAAGCCAAAAACATATAAAGACGTATATGATTTATGGATGACTGAATACAAAAGAACAGTACGAGGATCTACATTATTAAAAACAGAAAGAATTTTTAAAAATCATGTATTAGAAGAACTCGGCGACATATATATTTCTGAAATCACGCCTATCAAAATTCAAAAATTAATGGATAAATGGGCAAATAAATATGATACAGCTCCTAAAATGATGAATTACACAGGACTAGTTTTTAAATACGCCGTTCGATTTGGTATAATAGAGTCCAATCCTACAGATGCCATACGCAAACCGAAAAGAAGGAAAAAAGCAACTGTTGAAGAACCATTCTACGATAAAAAGCAATTGAAATTGTTTCTTGATGAACTATATAATCAGCCAAACCTAAAGATCCAAGCTTTTTTTAGATTACTAGCTATGACTGGTATGCGAAAACAAGAAGCAGGCGCTCTTGAGTGGAGAGATATAGATTTCAAGGCTAAAACAGTCAATATCTACAAAGCCGTTACTAGAACTGCAAATGGACTAGAAATTGATACAACCAAAACGGTTGGATCTAGCCGAATTATTTCAATCGATCAAGGTACTTTAGACAAGCTTAATGAATGGAAAAAAGTTGCCCTTCCTCCATCTGATGATTGGTTGATTTTCGGTCAAACTAATGCTAAAAATCCACACGATATAATGAGCCTTGATACTTCACGAAAATGGCTTTTAAACATCCAAGATCAAATGGATAAAAAACAAAAGAAAAAACTTCCTAGAATCACCGTACATGGCTTCAGACATACTCAAGCTAGCTTATTAATAGAAATGGGCGCCTCGCTAAAAGAGGTGCAATTTCGTTTAGGTCATGAGGACATCCAAACTACTATGAATACCTATGCTCATGTATCTAAACTTGCCAAAGAACAATTAGCAGATAAGTTCAATAAATTTATAGATTTCTAG